GGTCGAGTCATCGAAACCCACCACTGTTCTTTCAAGACGCTTTGATTTCGGAATCGGTGGGTCTCGCGATGCTCGACCCACCCTACGGAGAGCCCACATGTTCAATCAGAGACTGTCCGAACTGATCGCGATCAAGAAGGTCAAGGCATATCAAACGGCCGGCACTTCCACGATCACCAGCGACACGGTGGACATGCAGTCCGAGAACGCCGACGGCGTGCTGTTTCTGACCACGTTCGAGACGGCGGCCGCCGACAACATCCTGAAGGCGACGCACTCGGACGATGATTCGTCCTACAGTGACGTCAGCGGCGGTGCGGTCGTGCCGGGTGCGAGCGACGAAGTTCAGTTCGTCGATATCGTCAGCCCCTCGAAGCGTTACCTGCGAGCAAGCTGCGCTCGCGGCACTTCGACGGTGCTCGGCGAAATCTACGCTCTGCTGTATCGCCGACGTCGCGGGCCGGCGGACAACACGGTGGCCGGCACGATCGCGGGCATCACGGTTTAGTCGTGTCCGATAGGACGACCAGACTTCCGAAGTCTTTGAGACTTCGGAAGTCTCTCATTGAAGTCTCTCATTACAACGTCTTGAATTTCAAATGTCTGTCGAAGTCAATCGGCTGATGAAGTTGCTCGTGCGCGAGACGCTGACCGGCGGATCGCAGCGGAACATTATCACGCACGAGATTCAGAACCTCGAAGCGAACCTTAACGCGAGTTCGTCGGTCGTCGCGGACACGGTGGCCAGCGGCACGATCACGCTGTCGGCCGGTGCGTTCGTCGCCGATCTGACGGCGTTGGTCGGGGCCGGCAATCGGACGTTCAACTTCAACGGCAAGAAGATCAAAGAAATCTTGCTGCTGCCGGCGAGCGGCAACTCGGCGGCGGTGGTGATGACGGCCGACGCGACAAACGGCTATTCGCTCGGACTGACGAACGAAAACCTTTACGCCGGACAACCGTTTCAAAAGTCGTTCGGAGACAACCTGTCGGCCGTGGGAAGTTCGGCAAAACGAATCTCGTTCACGTCGGGCGATGCGGATTCGACGATCGACTTCGTGATCGTGGGAGGTGCCTGATGTCGATTCAGACGACCAAATTCAGCGAAGCGAAGTCGGCCACGATCTCAACCACGGCGAAGGCGATCAGTCACGCCGATTTCAGTTGGACGGCCGGCGTGCTGGCGGCAGCAGACAAGGCCGTGATTTCCGCGCGCACAGGCGGAGTGATGTACCGATACGACAACGCCGATCCGAGCGTGACCGTCGGGCATCTGATCGCCGCGAATGGCTCTGTCACGATCGTCGGAAACTTGAACATCCAAGCGTTGCGGTTCATTCGCGAAGCGGGAACCGATGCGACTCTCACGATCACGATTGAAACGGACTGATCGACCGTTGGTACGGCCGCAGTTCGCTCGATTCACAAAGGGACGAAAATGCGACTGAGAACAGCGATCGAATCAATGGGACTTGCTGGTCACTCTGTTGGTGACGTGACCGCGGCACTCTCGCAAACGGTCGTCACGCATCTCGACAGCACGCCGAAAACATACGGTGCGTGCGCTCGTGCGTATGGTGCGAGAGTCGCAGAAGCCATTGGTGACGCGATGGAGGCCGGCGGAATGAAACGCGCGGCAATCCTGTACGTCACCGAGGGAATCGACCTGTCGCTTGACGACAGCCAAGAGGGGCTGACGCAAATCGCAGAGTCGGTGCCGGAGCTGGCGGAAGTCTGCGAGCAGTTGAAGTCCATCGGTCGTGTTACTGCTCCGCGATGGCAGGCTGTCGGCCTGGATGCTCTGCCGAGTGAGGCGGAGATCGTCGAGGCGTTGGCGGCGATTGCCGACACGCAGGCCGTCGCGACGTTCTTTAACGAAACGCTGAATCAGCTCGTGTCGAGCGGTGCGGGTAAGGAACAAATCAAGTCGGCAGTTGCCGCGTGGTAGGGTGAAAGAGAATGGCTTGGACCGAGCGATATGTGACGAACTCTGGAGCGGGTGCCGCTGATGGCACGTCGCTGGCGAATGCGTGGTCATGGGCAACGATGCTCACATCTCTCTCGTCAGGTCAGCGAGCGAACGTGCAGGGAACGATCAGCAGAACGACAGCGAGCGACACGTTCACCAACGCGGGGACGGCGGCGGCTCCGATTTCCATTCGCGGCATCAACTCTTCGGATGGCGACTTGGATGCAAATGGCCGCACGCGCGGCGGTGCGCTCGTCACGACGAACTTTCCGGTCGTCACTTACACGACCGGGGGATTGACGCTGCCGAATTACATGGTCGCAGAGGCAGTCAGCTTCACGTCTGCGAGAACAGGCTCAACGGTCACGGCTGGCAACAACGGAGTCTTGCGACGATGCAAATTCGCAAACACACACGCCTCGCCAGCGTCGGCGATCGGTCTGACATCAGGCAGCAACACAACGATCGTCGATGACTGTGACGCGACGTGCGCGAGTTCAAGTTCGTCAGCTTCGGCATTCAGCGGGACAAACCTTGTTTTGCTCCGGTCGCTCGCGACAGGCAACACATCAGGGGCCGGCTGCATCAACGGCGGTGGTGGAAATCAGACATTGATTGCGTGCGTGTTTCGCGATGCTGGTTATGGCTATGTGACGTCAGGCAGTGGGGAACTCTGGGCCTGTTCGTTTAGAAATATCACGAACACCTACATCAGCCAGGGAGTCGCAAACGGTCCAATCTCAATGCAGAACTGCGTTGCTTGGGGAAGCGGCGGATCATCGAAATGGTACAACTCCACGACATCCGTCAGGCATCAATTCCAGTGCGCGAACTTTCTCGGAAACTTCGGCGCGAGTGACACGAACGAAGGTGATTGGCCAGTCTACGGAGAAGTCGCGTTGTCGGCCGATCCATTCACGTCGTCGAGCGACTTAACGCTCAACGATACGGCCGGCGGCGGAGCAGATGTCAAAGCCGCTGGTTATCCCGCGTACCTCGACGGCGGCGCGTGGCAATCGCAAGCAGCTTCAGGTGGTGGTCTGTTTTTGCCGCGTGGATTCACCGGAGGAATCTCAGCATGAGTCGCAGAAAAATAACCGCCGGCAGCACGTCAATCACGGTGCCGATCTTCATTCAAGACACGTCTTCAACAACGGGGGCGGGCCTCGGTTCGCTGGTCTACAACAGCAGCGGACTCGCCGCGAAGTATCGTCGCGAAGGGCAGAATTCTTGGACGACGATCACGCTCGCAACAGCAACGGTCGGCACGTTCACGAGCGGCGGATTCATTGCCGACGGTGGGCCGGTCACAGGTGGATACGAGGTCGGAATTCCTGATGCCGTGCTCGCGGCAAGTGCGAAATGGGCCGAGGTCGTAATTTATGGGGCGACCAACATGCTGCCGGTGTTACTGGAGTTTGAGTTGGACGTGGTGAATTATCAGGCGGCACTCGCGACGCAAGCGAGCGTTGACGCGATCGACGACTTCCTCGACACAGAGATCGCCGCAATCCTCGCCGACACGAACGAACTGCAAACCGATTGGGCCGACGGCGGACGGCTCGACGTGATTCTGGATGCGAGAGCCAGTCAGACCAGCGTTGACGCGATCAACACGAAGATCGGAACGCCAGCCGGTGTATCAGTCTCCGCAGACATCGCGGCCGTGAAGGCCGACACTGGCAACCTTGTGACTCGGATCACGGCGACGCTTTTCAGCGGGATTACGTCGCTGGCTCAGTGGCTCGGTTTGATGGCCGGCAAGCAAACCGGTAACACGACCGCACGCACAGAACTGCGGGCGACTGGCAACGGGAGCGGAACCTTCAGTGAAGTGACAGACTCACTGGAAGCGATGTCTGAGGCAGTTTCTGAGATTGACACGGGATCGGGAACTGGAGCACGATCGGTCACGATCACAGTGAACGATGGTACGACCGTTCTGGAAAGCGCGACCGTTCGACTGACGAGCGGAGCGTCTTCATTCCTGGCGACGACCAACGCAAGTGGCGTCGCAACCTTTTCGCTCGATGACGCCACCTACAGCGTCACGATTACGCGGTCGGGCTACTCGTTCACGCCGACGACCTTGATCGTCAATGGTACTGAAACTCAAACGTATTCGATGTCGCAGTTGGCGACGACGGCCAGTGATCCCGGCTATGCGACGGGGCGAGGCTGGGCGGAATCGGCCGGCGTGCGAGTCGCAAACGTGGTGGTGCAGGTGCGACAGATCACGGCTCCGGGGTCGGGTGTGATCGCCGACGATGGCTATCGCTCGGACACGTCCGACGCGCTCGGGTATGTCGAATTTACAGGACTGATTCAGGGCGGTGAGTACGAGATGCTTGTCGGAACCGTCAAAAAGTATTTCACCGTACCGCCGGATGACGAACCTTTTGAACTGCCTTCGATCGTGGGCTAAACAATGTCTCTGACGCTGATCACTGCTCCTGCGGCTTTGCCGGTCTCGCTGACCGAGCTGAAGGCGCATTGCCGCATTGATTCGAGCGACTTTGACACCTATCTGACGCAACTACTCAACGCGGCGACTCGGCACGTTGAGGAAATCTGCTGGCGAGCGCTGATCACTCAGACTTGGAAGATCACGCTCAACCGGTTCCCGTCTGGCGACGCTCCGATCGTGCTGCCGCGTGGGTCGCTCGCGTCGGTTTCCTCGGTGACGTATCTCGACAGCGACGGCGACACGATCACGCTGGACTCGGCCGATTACGTCGTCAGCACGAAAAACGAACCGGGCCTGATTGTGCCGAGCTACGGAACACTGTGGCCGGCCTGCCGCGACTTTGTGGACAGCGTCCAAGTGCAGTTTGTGTGCGGCTTCGGAGCGACTTCGGCCAGCGTTCCGAACGACCTGCGGACGGCGGTCATGCTGCTGGCCGGTTGGATGTACGAAGGGATCGAGAACGACGTGGCGCTCGGCGGAACCGACACGATCCGCAGCCGAACGCTCAAGTCGCTGCTCGCTCCGTGGAAGCTGCGAGACGACCGAATCGCGGAGGTTTGTTCGTAGTTCCGCCTTCAGGCGGTGCATTGAGCGCACGACAACAGGACCGCCTGAAGGCGGAACTACGAACGATGAAACTTTCCAACTACTCCGAACGAATCACGATTCAAAAAATCGTCGCCTCGCCAACGCTCAACACGTTGCAAGAGGTCGATCTGGAGGATGACGACAACTGGGAAACGCACTTTCAATGTTTCGCTCGGATTATTCCCCGCGGAACAAAGGAGTTTACTCGGGCCGGCGTGGTCGATGCGGATGTCTCTCACAGAATTCAGGTGATTCGGAGCAGCGAAACGGAAGCTATCACCAGCGAGATGCGAATTTCTTGGGGAAGTTTGAAACTGTCGATTCTCGCGGCGTTTCCTCACGAAGAGGACCGCCGCGAGATCGAGATGTTGACGAGGTACTGATGTCTGCGGTGTCACGGGCGGAGTGGTCGGCGGTGAAGTTCAAGGCTCGGAGGATTCCGGCCTTGAAGTTCAAGGCCAAGTATCAGATCGCTCACAACATCGATCCGATCATGGATCGGCTGGAAGAACTGTCGAAGGCCGGCGTTTCGCGAGTCGTCACCAAGGCACTGAAAGCGCAGATGAAATTGGTGGAGACCGAAGAACGGAATATGACGCGGAGGAACTCGACTTATCCGCAAAGCGCACGTTCCAAACGGATGGGACATCGCTCGGTTGCGCAGGCGATGGCTCTGACCGTTGGAAGCAAGGTCAAAAAGCAAAGCAAAACCGAGATGACTGCGAAGGCAGGATTCTCGGTGGGAAGAAAAGCCAATTCGCAGCGGAAATCCAAGGAAGGTGTCGGCATCTCGTCAAATAACGCGCACTGGTTTGGATTGGGCACGGATGAGCGTTCAACCGGCAGCCGCAAATCGGGAAACACTCGCAAAGCGACTGGCAAGAAAGTCCAACGCGCCGGCCGGTTGGTTCCGCTCGAACCGTCATTCCGCAGCCTGTCGAATTCAACCCGGCAGATCGACACGTTGACTCGAAACGAAATGGAACGCGAAGTCCAGCAGTTGGCGAAATAGGAAACATGAGACGGACAGACTTCCGCTGACAGACTTCCGAAGTCTTGAAGACTTCGGAAGTCTTTGGAACGAGTCTTCGGAACGGAAGTCTTCGATCGGGGTGACATGATTGAGCAGGCGTTGCAAACGAAGTTCCTGTCGAAGACCGCGATCACGGCGATTGTCGGGACGCGCGTGCTCGTTGGCGAGCGGCACTTCGTCGATGTGGACGATCTGCCGGCGCTGACGATCGAGCGGCCGTTTCAGGCGGACGCGCGGCGAAATCAGGAACTCGACGGCACCGAATGCGATTTGCAATTTCCTCATTTTGAGTTTGTCGCTCACGCGCTGCTGAAGGAAGAGGCTCAGGTGTTGGCGAAGGTCGCTCGGCAAGTGCTGCACGGCATTCGCAACGGCGGCACGGTCAGCGTGACGAATCCGGAGACCGGCGGCGCGGCGACGGTGACAATTGAGCAAGTCGATGTTTTGGCTGAGTTCGACGACCCGGAAGAGGACATCGGGCACGGGAACACGGATCGGCCGCGCGTGATCCGGGCGCGCGTTGGCTGGCGTGAGGATGTGACGAGTTTGTAGTCCCGCCTTCAGGCGGTGCATTGAGGAAACGACGACAGGACCGCCTGAAGGCGGAACTACGAACCAAGGAGGAATCATGGCACGTGCAAAATCCAAAGGGACTCTGTTTCAGCTCAGCATTTCCTCGGTGATGACCACGATCGCGCAGTGCGTCGATCTGAGTCCGCCAGGCTGGAAGTCTTCGGACTTCGAGGCCATGACGCTTGATCAATCGGGCGTCGGCGAGGAACGGGATTTGACCGGCTACGTGGCCGGCGACGATCTCGACGCGGAAGTCTTCTGGGATCCGGACTTGGCCAATCACGCCGCGTTGCTGGCGTTGGTGACGACTCCGGCGAAAGGGACTTGTCAGGTCGTCTTCGTGAACACGGGAGCGTCCGAGATCGACTTCGTGACGGCCGGAGCGGAGTTCAAGCCGATCGTGAAAATGAACGACGGGCTGAAGGGCAAGTTCAAGGCATCGATCGACGGCTCGCCGGTGCTGACGGTGTAGCCGTAGTGTGGGTCAACCAACGGGCGACCCACCACGAAGGACAAACGTAACCAGAATGGTGGGTCGCCCGATGGTGGACCCACCCTACGAGGCAAGGAAGCCGAAATGAAAGCGAAATTGATTGTTGAGCGTGAGATCACGCATCCGGACATCAAGTCGATCGACGACTTCAAAAATCTGATCCATCTGCAACTGTCGGGCAAGATCAACGGCGAAGAGTTTCGCCGGCGGAGTCGCGTGGTTGGCACGATCGGGACCGTTATCGATCACCCGGAAGCCTGGCGGCTGGTGGAAATGGGGATCGCTGAGCCGGTCGATCAAGAGTGCATCGACCGTGTGTGTGCCAACAAGCTCGCGAAGCTCGACCGTCTGAAGGTGCGGGCCGAGCGATTGGAAGTCGCTCAAGCGACTGGCATCGCGGCGTTGGATGCGACCGATGAGCAGGTCAAAGAGTTCAAGGCCGACCGAGCGAAGAAACGCGCGAAGATGGAAGCGGTCGGGCCGGGAGCGTGATTTGACGAGCAGACTTCGACCAGACGACCAGACTTCCGAAGTGTTTGAGACTTCGGAAGTCTGGCAACTGACCACTGACAAGGGCAAAAGCATGGGATCGAGTGCGACGGACTTTTTCACGGCAGCGGCGACTCGGCGAATTGAGCCAATTGCCGGTCTCGATCAATGGAAGATTCGAGCGTTCATGCGGTCGATGACCGCTCGCGAAAAAGACGACTTCGAGGCGTCGGTTCTGACCGACGAACTCGACAAGGTCGATGATGAGCGGCTGAAGACGGCCAAGGCGCGGCTCGTGATCGCTTGCGTCTGCGATGAAAAAGGCTCGCCGTTGTTCACGGATGCGGATCTCGATCGCGTGCGTGGGCTCGATTCCAAGGTGATCGAGATCATTCATCGGCAGGTCAATTCGCACGTCGGGTTTGACCGAGGCGATTTGGAGCGACTCTTAAAAAACTCCGAGGCCGTCCGAGCCGTCTGTTCGCCTTCGAGCTAGCGCAGTCGGTCGGGCGGCTCGATGTGGATCGGATGCTCGACGAGCTGACTCCGGAACAGTTCGCCGAGTGGCAAGCGTTCGCGAGATTGCGGCCGTTCGGCACGATCAAGCCGGCCGAGCAAATGGCCACGGTGCTGAGTGCGATCACGGCGTTCGGCGGCGAACCGTGCGACGTGGATGAAGTTCTGCGAGCGTGGGGATTCGACGGCGGCGACGAGGTGATTCGAGAACAAGACGTGATGACGGCGGAAGAGACGTTTGATTTCTTCCGAATGGCGTTTGGGGTGTGATTTGACGAGCAGACTTCCGAAGTCTTTGAGACTTCGGAAGTCGTTTCAGGAAACCTATGGCGACTCTTGGCGACATCGTGATCGGGCTGCGAATGAATCACGCTCAGTTTTCGAGCGGGGCGCAGCAGGTCCGTCAAGAGGTTGGTGGGTTGGGTTCGGTCGCTTCGGCGGTCGGCGGCAAGCTGCTCGGATTCGCGGCGGCGGCGACGGCCGGCCTGTCGGTGATGGCGGCGGCGAAGTGGGGCGTGGAAGTGGCCGCTCAAAGCGAGATGGCTCAAGCGTCGTTCACGACGTTGCTCGGCAGCGCGGATGCGGCGAAGTCGATGCTCGGCGGTCTCACGCAGTACGCCTCGAAAACGCCGTACTCACAAGGCGGAGTCCGCGACGCGGCGCAGATGCTGCTCAACTTCGGCGTGAACGCGAAAAGCGTTATTCCCGATCTGATGATGCTCGGTGATGTCGCGATGGGGAGCGAAGAGAAGCTCGGTCGCATCAGCCTGGCTTACGGTCAGATCGCTTCGACCGGCCGGCTGATGGGTCAGGACTTGTTGCAGTTGATCAACGCCGGCTTCAACCCGCTGCAAGAGATCAGCCGTCGCACGGGCGAGACAATGGCCGAGCTAAAGAAACGCATGGAGGACGGGAAAATTTCGTTCGATGAAGTGCGGCAAGCGTTCGTCGATGCCACGTCTGCTGGCGGACGCTTCCACGATATGGCAGCGACACAATCGACGACGCTCACCGGACTGTGGAGCACGTTCAAAGATGAGATCGGCCTGACGCTCGGCGGCATCGCAACGCTGTTTCTTGAGAAGCTGAACGTCAAAGGCTGGCTACAGACGCTGATTGATCAGGTCCACGGCTTCCGCACGAGCGTTCTCGGCGATGTCGAAAGCGGCGACACGGCACTGGAAATGAAGGGTTGGGACAAGACGCAAAAAGAGTTTCAGGCTCAGCAGTCGCGCACAGCGTTTGCGGGCGGCCAGTTCAATCAAGTGTCGGTGACGACTTGGAACGAGAACCTGAAAGAGTCGGCGGATCAGCTTGCGGAACTTTCAAAGGCTCTGGCTGCAACAAAGCGGGAGTTCGAGAAAGGTCCGAAGCTCAAGAAGGGAAACGGCGGCACGTTCTTTTTCGACGGCAGTTCTGCTGATCCGAACGACCCGAACTACGTCAGCGGAAACGACGCGGCTGTTGCGGCTCAGCAGAAAAAAGAGTGGGAGGATCAGAGCCGCTTTCGAGATCGCGAGCGACGAATCGGTCAGCGTGGCGCGGGTGCGATCACGGCTGGATCGGGTGAGTTCTTCAAGACGTTGTTTGCAGCGGCCGGCAATCAGCAGGCGGATCGACAGTATCAGATCTCCAAAAAGCAGTACGACGAGGCCAAGCGTGCGGCAGATGAAGCGGCTCGGCTGAATCGCAACATCGAGAACGCTGAAGTTGCAGCGGTGGGCGTGCGGTAGTTCGTAGTTCCGCCTTTAGGCGGTGAGGGATGCAGCCGCCTCAAGGCGGAACTACGAACTGGGAGCCAAGGATGGCTGTCATTCAGATCAAAGAGATTGCGAAGTCGCGAGACGGCGAGGCGCGAAACGACGGCTCGACGCGGTGGCGGCGCGTCTGTCGCGTCTATTGCAACGATCCTGACGACAACGGGGCGACAGTGGTCGCGGCAGTGTCGGCAACGTCGGGCTTCACGCCGAGCGATTCCTTTCCAGGTGACGCAACGGCCTACCCAAAAAGTTATCGGCCGACGCAAGAGCACGAGATGCTCATTTGGCTCTGCGAGATCGAATACTCGAACGACGACGAAAACCCGCTCAACGAACCGGCCGAGTTGAAGGTCAGCGGGCAACTTTTCTCCGAGGTGATGGTCGTCGATGCGAATGGCGATCCGGTGTTGAACTCGGCCGGCGATCCGTTCATTGATCCGCCGATTGAGAAGGATCGCGCTCGTGGACTGATCACGTTCACGAAGAACACGGCGACGCCTCCGGCGTGGGTGTTCTCGTTGCAGAATTCGTTGAACCTTGCCGGTTTCACGATCTGGGGCGGAGCGATCAGCGTCGGCGCGTCGAAGGCCAAGTTTCGCGAGCCGGAAATCACGGGACCGCACGAGCGAAACGGAACGACCTACTACACGGTCAGCGGCACGATCGAAGTCGATGACAACGGCTGGGACGCGAACGTGCTGGATGCCGGCTGGCGGCAGAAAAGCGGCTCCGATCGTGTGGCAATCGTCAACGCCGACGGCAGCGAACCACAACAGCCGGTGCCGCTCGATGGCAGCGGCGGCGTGCTGGCGAATCCTTCGGCAGCGTCGGCAGTCATCTTGACCTTCGAGCGATATCTCCCGACAAGTTGGTCGTCGCTGGTCGCGCTGCTCGTTTAAGGTCACATCGTGCGAAAAGACTTCCGAAGTCTTTGAGACTTCGGAAGTCTCGAACGGAAGTCTCGAACGAGCTGCTGGATTACGGAGTCACGAATGGCGGTCGTCGGATTCACACTCACGAAAGAAGCGGTCGGCGACATCACTGACGCTGTGCGGGCGAATCGGCGGCGCAATCAAAATCAGCCGCCGCGCCGTGGCGTGAATCGCGGTCTCAGCCGGCAAGGTCTGATCGAAGTCCTGCTCACGGAGGATTTGCCGTCGAGCGATTTGATTTCGGCGACGGGCTATTTGATGAAGCGGTCGAGCGGCACGATCTCGGCGACTTCGCAAGAGGTCGAGGTCTATGGCGACTGCGATCTGAACTCCGAGCTGAGTGATCCGCTGCACGCTCCGCGAAGCGGTTGCCGCGTGATCTGCGGATGGCTCGGCGGCGTCTGGCGTGCGTTGCGACGGAGTGGTGGCTGTTGTTCGTCGTCCTCGTCGAGTCAATCGTCGTCGGTGTCGTCCTCGTCGTCGTCCTCGGTGAGCAGTTCTTCGTCGAGTCCTTCGTCTTCGCCGTCGTCGTCGCCATCTAGCGAGTCGAGTGCGTCAAGTCCGAGTTCTGATTCGTCGCCGTCGGTCAGTTCGTCGCAATCGAGTGACAGCTCGGCGTCGAGCGAGTCGAGCACGTCGAGCGATTCGAGTCAGCCGTCGAGCGATCCGTCGAGCACGCCGTCGAGCGATGGCGAATGCGTCGAAGTCGTGAAAGATGTGACTTTCAACGCGAGCGCCTGCACGATCACGAAAACGATGGTCAACGTGAGGAAGTGCTGACGTGAGCAGCTCACTCGAAAGCAGTTCGAGCGGTGATTGCTGCTGTTCATCGAGCAGCAGTTCGTCGAGCAGCTCGTCGTCGTCAAGCTCTTCCTCCTCGTCGAGCAGCAGTTCGTCGTCGTCGAGTTCGTCCTCGGTGTCGTCGTCAACGAGTTCCTCGCAATCGAGCAGTTCGTCGAGCGCCTGCGGCTGCGGTTATGTCATTTACTACTGGGGCGAATTTGCAACGGATTGGGAACTACTCGAAGATCACTGCAACGGAGGCTCAATTCCCGGCCCGCCATCTGGCAGTGGTGCTCCTGGTCCGACGTATGTCGAAGTTTGTTGCGATTGTTCGTCGAGCAGCAGTTCGTCGCAAAGCTCCGAAAACCTGTCAAGTTCGTCGAGCGGCTGCGTTAACTGCCCGTGTCCCTGCACTCCGGACACGCTTTACATGACGATCACCAGTCCGTGCGCGGGATATCCGGCGAGCATCACGCTGAATCGTGTGGCAACGTCGCCGCCCAGGTACGAAGGGACAATTTGCGGACAGACGTTTGCGATTGAATGCGACTTCGACGAGGGCGCGGCAGGCACGTATTCGGTCAACGGTCAGTCGAATACCTTCACGGCGAACTGTTCGCCGCTGTCGATCACCGGTGCATTTTCGACGATCGGGCTGTGTGGCTGCTCCGATCCGATCGAAGATCTGTTCGAGTTCGAGATCACGGAATGAACCTGTCGGAATGCGATCAGCTCGTCGGCCGCAAACGCGACATCTGCCGTGGTGAGTCTGGCTTGCCGCGCGAGAAGGTGAATCAGTACCGCCGCTCGTGGGGTTTCGAGCCGCTGCCGTTGTCGGCTGAAGTGGTCGTGATCGATTCACCGCAGACGCGAGCGGCGGCACAGAATCAAGAAACCAGCTCGCCGCAGCCGGAACTTCCGCCGCTGACGACTCGCGTCTGGAACTTCGCCAAGGCGGTCACCAAGCACGCGGCCAACGGGTTCAAACGTCGCAAGCAATCCGAGATCGCGAAGCTCGTCTCGATCTGTGAAGGCTGCCCGTTCTTCGATAAAACGCACTGCACAAAGTGCGGCTGCGACTGCACGGGGAAGAATGAGTTCCTCAACAAACTGGCTTGGGAGTCAGAAAAATGTCCGGACGGAAGATGGTAAAGAAAGTCATCAGTCGCAAGAAGCCGTCGAAGCCTCCGATCGGAGCGGTCGAGAAGGTCACGGCCGAAACGGTTCTGAACGAGAATCTCGCGAACGCGCTGAAGTCAGGCCGATATCTCGTCGTTGTCGCGCACGTCGCGGACAGTCGCGTGTGGCACTCGCAAACGTCGAAGGGTTTTCCGCTGGCCGATCTGCCGAAGGTGTTCGAGTTCGTGAATCGCGAGCTGAGCGTCGGAGCGCGTGCGTAGCGTCGCGGCGGGGAAGCCACGGATGGCAAAATCGAAACCGATCAAGCTGCTGCTGTGCTCGTCGCTGTGTCCCGGCGACATCCTGACGCTGACGGCGGCTGTGGAGTCGCTTCACAAGACTTATCCGGGCGAGTTCCTCACCGACACGAGGACCACGTGCGGAGCAGTCTGGGAGCACAACCCGCATCTGACGCCAATCGCCGACGATGACCGCGACGCGACGCGGATCGAATGCCGCTATCCGTCGGTCAATCACTCGAATCATCGAGCGGTGCCATTCCTCGCCGGCTACACGTCGCACCTCGCCGAGCAGATCGGCCGGCCGCTGTCGCTGACGACGAACCGTCCGCACCTGTATTTGAGCAGCGAGGAAAAAACGTGGATCAACCAGGTGCGGCAGCATCACACGAACGGCCGCGACGTTCCGTTTTGGCTGCTCAACGCCGGCACGAAGTCTGATTACCCGGCAAAGCAGTGGCCGGTCGAATCTTTTCAAGAGGTCGTCGATCGGACTCGCGGCCGGATTCTGTGGGTGCAGATCGGCGAGTGCTCTCCGTCGCATTTTCACCCCGACTTAAGCGGCGTGATCGACCTGCGCGGCAAGACCGACTTGCGGCAGTTGATCCGTCTGGCCTGGCACGCTCGCGGCGGCTTGGGCGGCGTGACGCTGCTGCAACATCTCTGCGCGGCGTGGGAAAAGCCTTATCTCTGTTTGCTCGGCGGACGCGAGCCCGTGACGTGGACGACGTACCCTCTGCAAACCACTCTCCACACAGTCGGAACCTATCAGCTACCGTGTTGCCGACTCGGCGGCTGCTGGAAGTCGCGCGTCGTGCCGCTCAGCGACGGAGACTCGAAAAATCAGTCGCTCTGCGAGCGGCCGGTGTTCGGCCTGCAAAGACCGGTCGGCGAGTGCATGACAAGGATCACGCCGGCCGACGTGGTAGCAGCAATTGAAAGGATGCGATGAACAAGGAAGCGCGAGTTTATCGATTCGATCATAGATCTCTTCAGTGTGCGGCTGTCGGCAATCATGCAATTTGGGCGGGCACACTGTGGCATCTCGCGCAGCGCGACGGCTTCGAGCCGTTTGTGGTGCCGCCTGATCCCGACGACTGCCTCAACGTGAAGGCGATCTGGAACTATGTCTTTCCCGGCCGCGTGAACGTGCGGCCTGAGCGTGCGGCCGCGCTGACGATCGCACCTGATGAAGAGTCGAAGCGGTTAGGTCTTTTGCAGCCGACGATCTTCGACAATGCCGCCGTCGAAATGGGAAACGAACTCGCCCCCGGCGAAGCGGTGGGCTTCCCTCTGCTGTGGAACTGCTCGCCGCACGCGAAGCGCGTGATGATTGCACCGGTCGAGTTCACGCAAGGGAACGGCTACTTCGACGAAAACTACTGGTTGCAGACCGCCGCGGATTTGAAGGCGGCCGGATACGCGATCAGTTTGTTCGGCGCTTCACGCAGTCCGCGAGACACTGACGGACATGTCGAGCGATTGCTCGGCAAGCTCGTCTGCACGGGACAAATCGACCGAACATTTCCCGCGACTGTCGAAGCTTTCGCGGATTGTGTCGCCGAGTGCTCGCTGCTCGTATGCAGTTCGACCGGGCCGGCTTGGCTTGGACTGTTCACGGATATTGAACAGATCTGCCTGGAGTCACCGCGGCACGCAGAACTCGCCTGGAAATTCGGCGCGAATCTAAAACGTATCGCAAAGAGTATTGCGATCGTGCAAGGAAAGCGGCATCTATTCGGTGAACCGCGTCGCGTGGCAGTCAGATTTCCGCACGGCCTCGGAGACTCGGCGAACTTCGTGCGGATCGCAAAAACCTACGAAGCGGCCGGCTGCGAGCTGGCGGTGCA